GAGCTGCGCGCGATGCGTGACTGCATCAAGCAGCGCGGCTGCGTCACTTGTCAGATGAGCGCGACCGTCGCCATGCGCATCGCGCAGCGAGCAGCGACCTGCGCGCGAGAGTACCCGCTGCAGCACGTCGTGTTGCAACGGCCAACCACACCAACCGAACCGACTGAGGAGTAACGACGCATGGATTACAGAACGATGTTCGACAGCGAGTACTTGGGCGCATGGGATCTGCCGCGCGACGTGACCGTGACGATCGCGACGGTGAAAGCCGGTCAGCTCGTCGGCGAGAAAGGACGCACCGCGAAAAAACCGATCATCACGTTCGTCGGCAAAACGAAGGGCTTCGCAGCGAACAAAACCAACTGCCGCACGATCGCAGCGATGTACGGCACCAACACCCGCGAGTGGATCGGCAAGAAGATCACGTTGTACGCCACGACCACCGAGTTCGGCGGCAAGCAGATGGACTGCATACGCGTGCGGCCGCAGGTGCCGGCAGCAGCCAAGCGCGCGAATGGTGGCGCTGCTGCTGCACCCGAGATCGAGACCGACGCGATCGAGCACAACCCTGAATACGACGCTGTTGATGACGACGACTGCAACCGACCAGAGAGCGAGGTCTCGCATGACTGAGCCCATCGACCCGACCAACTTGACCATCAGCGCGAGCTTCCCGCTGCGCTTCGGGCATCTGTCGAAGTTCGCGCGCTCGGCAGCGCACTACCTCGAAGCGCGCTCGCGTGACGCAGCAGGCATCGAAGCGCCCACTGCAGCGATGGAAAAGGGCAGCGCGTTTCACGCCGTCTTGACGGGCACGCGCGAGGTCGTGCGCTACCCCGGCAAAGTGCGCAGCGGCAAGCAGTGGGAAGCGTTTCAACTCGAGCACGCAGACAAGCTGATCCTGACGTCGAGCGCGTACGAGCAGGTGATGGGGATGGTCGAAGCGGTGTGGTCCGACCCGGTCGCTGCGCAGCTGCTCAACGCTCCCGGTCTGGTGTACGAGCAGACGCTGCGTCCCGAGCTGCACGGGTTCGCGTGTCGAGCGACCCCCGATGTGCGCTCTGCTGACTGCATCATCGAGCTCAAGTCGAGCGCGACGACCGAGCCCGAGCTGTTCCAACGACACGCGTGTCGCATGCTGTACCACGCGCAGCTGGCGTTCTACCTGCAGGCATGCGCAGCAGCTGGCATCGCGGTCAAGCGCGACGCGTACATCATCGCGGTCGAAGCGAGCGCGCCGCACCCGGTCGTCGTGCATCAACTGACAGAGCGCGCACTCGACATGGGCGAGCGCTCGATCCGGCTGTGGGTCGAGCGTCTGCGCGGGTGCATCGCTGCGGACTACTACCCCGGTTACACGCAGTCAGTCGTCGCGTGGGACATCGAGGAAGATCTTGATCTTGAGTTCGGCGACGACGACGCCACTGACGAGGAGCACGCTGCGTGAGGCGCGCGCAACTTCGGCCCTGGTACGCGTGGCCGGTAGTTGTCATCGACTTTGAGACGACCGGGCCCGACCCGACCGAGTGCAGACCGGTCGAAGTCGGGCTCGTTCGTTTCGAGCGTGGTGCACCCGTGCAGCGCTGGTCGTCGCTCGTCAACCCTGGCGTGCCCATCCCGCCCGCTGCGACAGCAGTGCACGGCATCACGAATCTCGACGTCGTGAACGCGCTGAGCTTCCCCGAAGCGTGGGAGGCTGCGATGTCGAGCGGCGTGCTCGAGCGCGCAGTCCCGTGCGCTTATAACGCGCCGTTTGATCGCACCATTCTGCATCGACTGACTGTCGAGGATCGCCGTCATCACGCGCTCTGTCATGAAGTGCCGTGGCTCGACCCGCTCGTCGTGGTGCGCCACCTCGACCGCTTCGTGCGCGGCGCTGGTCGGCACAAGCTCGCAGCCGTGTGCGCCAGGCGAGGCATCCCGCTCGCGGCCGCGCACCGCTCGCTGGGCGACGCCGAGGCAACCGGCCGGCTGCTGTACGCGCTGCAGCCCGAGATCGGCGACATGACCGTGTGCGAGCTGCTGCGCCGACAAGAGCTGCGCGCTGCTGAGCAGGATCGAGAGTTCGCGGAGTGGCAAGCCCGCCAGCCGCCGCCACAACAACCCAATGGAGAAACGACACCATGAACGAGCGCAGCATCAGCAGCACCATCGACAGCAGGTACCACCGCGCGCGGTGTCCGGTCTGCGCAGTCACGTGCGAGCAGCGCCGACGCTCGGTGCGCGTGTCGAATATTGACGTCCGCCAGGCGCTCGAGTGCGTTGAGTGCGAGAGCATCTATGTTGTCGACAACGCGCTCGTCGGTGACCTTGCGTTGCCCGATGGCTGGTCGGTCGATCAGAACGCTGCGCATATGCCAGCAGCGTACGTGCACTCGACTGGCGCGCGAGTGCAGTGCGCGCGTCCCAACTGCTGGTCGTGGTACGGCGAGAGCGCAACTTACGGCGCGAAGTGTCGCTCGCCCATGACGTGCATGCTCGACGCGATGACTGCTGCGCTCGCGCTGCCGTCATCGGCTGCCGAGCTGCACGCCCGGCTCGAGCGCGAGTACGGGTGCATCAACTGCACGATCGATCGGGGAGCACGCGAGTGCGCCGAGAGTGGTCATTACTACTGCGACGCAAGCAAGGTCGCGGCTGAGCCGGCGCGAGGTGAGCCGTGAGCGAGCCCAGTGAAGATGCGCTCGCCATGGCTCGCGAGCTGTACGCTCGGTTCGAGCACGCCGACAACGGCAATGATGAGCGCGCGCTAGCCGCCGCCTTGCAAAGGTTCATGGACGTCGTCGAGAAGGCCGAGGCGCTGGCCGACAAGCAACACCAGGCCCTGAAAGGGATCGTCGAGCCATGGGAGCGAGCGAAGCGCCAGTACGAAGCGGGCGCTGCCGTCGCCCTTGGCTTCAAGGAGCGCGCCGAGAAGGCGGAGGCGGATCGGGACGAGGCGGACCGATGCCTGCGCGTCGCGGCTCAGGCTTCGGCGAGCCACCAAACTGCGCTGAGGAAGGCGGAGGCGCGGCTCGCGGAGCTGGTGAGCGACGTGCGAGCGTGGTGGTACGACGCGCCCCCTTGCGGGAAGCAGTTGATGCGTATCCTCGACGAGTACGAAGGGGGCGAGCATGGCTGAGTCGTTCAGCGATGAGGAGTTGGCAGAGGCAGGTTTGAACGATCCCGCGATCCGCCTCGGGGCGACGATTGCTCGCCTCCAGCGCGAGCGCGACACCCTGGCTCAGCGCGTGAACGATCTGAAGGGCGAGATCGAGAACATGGACGAAGAGAACGTCTACCTGATGCGCGGGCGCGACGAAGCCCGCCGCGTGGCGAAGGTGCTGGCGGGCTACGTGGCGGACTACGCCCCGCTGATGGTTGAAGCGGACCTGGCGAGCGCAACCAAGACCGCCCTCGCCTACCCGGAGGCGAAGCCGTGAAAGTCACAGACCAAAACACCCTCGCGGACCGAGCTTCGCGATTCGTCGCCGTGTGGGGCAACCAGCCAGGCAAACACCTTGCGCTCCTAGACCTGCTGTACACCGTGCGCCGCGAGGCGTTGGAAGACGCGGCGCGTTACGCGGATGAGTACGGAGCCGGCGCACTGTCGAGGTTGATCGCGATGGGTATCCGCGCGCTGAAGGACGGTGCGAAGTGAGCACCTGCCGCACCTGCAACCGCCCGATCCGCTGGGCCAAGACCGAGTCGGGCCACAACATCCCCATCGACGTCGAGCCGCGCGAGGGCGCCGGCAACATCCAGCTCGTCGACTACGGCACGCACCTCGCCGCGATCGTCGGCCGAGCTGGCAGCGGACCGTGGGTGTCGCATTTCGTCACCTGCCCTCAAGCCGACGCCCACCGCAAGGAGCGGCGGCGATGAGCACCATCGACGCGTACCCACTGCGCTGGCCGGTCGGGTGGACGCGCACCCACCGCGACGACCGACGCGCGTCGATCTATCAAGTCTCGTTCGCTCGAGCTCGCGACGAGCTGCTGCGCTCGGTGCGTCTGATCGGTGGGGTCGACGTGGTGATCTCGAGCGACATCGCGCTGCGTCGGGACGGGTTGCCGTACGCGAACCAGGGCGAGCCGCGCGATCCAGGCATTGCAGTCTACTGGTCGCAGGACAACCAGCCCCGCGTGATGGCGTGCGATTGCTGGCGCACTGTCCGCGACAACCTTCGCGCCGTGGGGCTGACCATCGACGCGCTGCGAGCAATCGACCGCTCGGGTGCGACGCAGCTGCTTGAGCGTGCGTTCACGGGGTTCGCAGCGCTTCCTGCGAACGCGGGGGTCAATGACAACGGTGCACCCGACTGGCGCGAAGTGTTCTGCTTGTCGCGCGACACGGTGGTGAACCGTGCACAGCTCGAGATGCTCTATCGCGCGATGGTGCGCGACGCCCACCCCGATCTCGCCGGGGATAACGAGCGCATGGTGCGGTTGAACCGCGCGCGCGACGCAGCACTGCGCGAGGTCGGCCCATGACCCTCGACCAGCTGCGCAGCGAGCTCGGCCTGACGCCCTCGGAGTGGCGCGAGTTGCAGTACGCAGCGGTCGACCGCGAGATCAGCACGCGCGAACTCATCCGGTCGCTCATCTGCACGATGCTGGTGTGGTGCGAAGTCCGCCGCACCGAGCCCGAGTCGATTCGGCAGTCGCAGTCAATCCGCAGTCCTGAACGGGGATTCAGCGATGGGACAACAAGCACTTGCCGCAAAGCGACTCGACGCACTTGACACCGTCGACAAGGTTGGGGGACCACCACCCCCAATGTCGCCGCCCGTAAAGCGCTTCGTGCGCGTGCTTTGGAAGTTGTACGAGCAATGGGAAAGGGACCAACAGCAGTGCGAGACCTCGAAGGACAGCGAGTAGCAGTTTACGCTCGATTCTCAACAGACAAGCAGAACCCTCGAAGCATCGAGGATCAGCTGCGTGTCTGTCGCGAGCACGTCGAACGCAGGGGCGGGGCGCTCTCCGACGAGTTGATCTTCGCTGACGCGGGCATCTCGGGCACCTCGACCATTCGGCCGGGGTTTCAAGCGCTGCACGAAGCGGTGCGGTCGCGTCGCGTCGATGTCATCGTCACCGAAGATCTGTCGCGCATCGGTCGCGACATGGCCAACAACGCAGCAGCGCTCAAGCAGTTCAGCAGCTGGGGCGCACGGCTGCTCGCAATCAACGACGGGATCGACACCGGGCAGCAAGGTTCAAAGCTGCTCGGTGCGATCAAGTCGGCGATGGCTGAGAACTATCTCGACGAGCTGCGCGACCGCACTCGACGCGGCATGCACGGGCTGTTCGAGTCGGGCATGTCGACCGGCGGCAAGACATTCGGCTATCGCAATGCCGCGCAGCCAGACGGTCGCGCGCGAATGGAAGTCGACGAGCTCGAGGCTGACGTCGTGCGGAAGATCTTCGAGCGATACAACGGCGGGCATTCGATTCGCGCGATCGCGCAGCAGCTCAACCACGAAGGTCTGCTCGCGCCTCGCAAGGGTCAGTGGTCGAACCTGACCGTGCGCGCGATGCTGCGCAACGACATCTATGCCGGCGTCGTCATCTACAACCGCCGCCAGTGGGTGCGCAACTCGGAGACCGGGAAGCGCAGCTACGTCGAGCGGCCGCGCTCAGAGTGGCGCAAGCAAGAGCGTCCCGAGCTGCGCATCATCGACGCCGTGACCTGGCACGAGACGCAGGCGCGCATCGGCGCTGTCGCAAAGCAGTACAAGCAGGGACCCCGCAAAGTCAGCACCTTCCCACTCTCAGGACTGCTCGTGTGCGGCGCGTGCGGCGCGCAGCTCACCATCACCGGGACGGGTAAGCGATACTACTTCTGCTCAGCGCACCGCACCGGCCGGGGCTGCACCAGCGCTCGCAGCATCCCTGAGCCGGCCATTCGCACGTCGCTGCTCGCGAAGATCCGCGACGCTGCCAGCGAGAGCAAGGTGCTCGACGCGCTGCGCGCTGAATGGGCTGAGCAAGTCGGGTCGCAGAGTCGCGAGGTGCGCGCTGAGCTCGAGCGCCGCCGCGCTGCGCTGACCGTGACCCAGACCCAGATCGGGCGGCTGCTCGACTTCATCGCGGACGGGAACGACTCGCCGAGCACTGCTGCGAAGATCAAGGAAAAAGAGGACCACGCCGACCTGCAGCGCGCGACCATCGCTCGACTCGAGTCTGTCGCCCGGTCGGTCCCGACAATCCCCTCGGTGGTCAGGCTGCGCGACTTCCTGGCGGCCCTTCCCGAAGCGGTGCTGCGTGAGCCCGTCGAGGTCCGGGAAGCGCTCCGGGGGCTGCTGAGCGGCCCTGTCGTGTGTCATCTGCCCGAAGCGCACTCGGCCACTTTCCGAGTGCGCTTCGAGCTAGATCTCAACGAACTGAGCAACGTCGCTACCCCCGGAAACAAGCGGGAAACTGCGTTGCTTTTTGCTTGTTGCGGGGGCGCGATACAAGCAAAAAGCAACACGCTTGTAGTCGAGTATGAGTGTGCGCCTGACGGCACTATGACGTGACGGGGCCGCGTGCTATGGCTCGCGCCCATGGCAGGCGCAGCGCTCAGGTCCTTTGACCGCCGGGGTCAGCCCATCGACATCGCGACCCACGATCGACTGCTCTACGACGAAGCGTACTGCCTCGTCGCTCGTGACGTCATCCACGGCGTGACGGTGAGCACCGTCTGGACGGGTGTGCCGGCACCGTGCTTGGACCCGAGCTCCCCGCCGCTGATCTTCCAGACCGCGGCGTTTGGCGCCGAGGTCGAGGAGGTGTTCTGCCGCCGCTATGCCACCGAGACCGATGCCATCGCCGGGCACGCCGAGGTCGTCGCCGAGTTTCGCGGAGCGCGCACATGAGCGACGAGGCCTTCCAGTACGACCGCCAGGGGCTGCCCATCTCCGACGCCGAATACGAACGCCTGAAGGCCGACCCCGCGTACAGGCGGGTCGCCTTCGACGAGCTTAGATCGGTCGGCGTTTCTACCGTCTGGGTCGGCGCCTACACGCAGCGCGACGACCAAGACAGGCCGCTCATCTTCGAGACTTGCTGCTTCGAGCGCGCGCAAGCTGAAACTGGTCAAGGGGCCCCTCCACCCCCATGGTTGAGCCAGGGAGTCGCCATCGGCGTCGAGGTGGTCGGTCGCTACGCGACTGAAGCCGATGCCCTCGCTGGCCACGCTATGGCTGTCGCCGCGCTCAGAACGGTCGCTGGCCACGCTGCGGCCATCGCCACGCT